GATGTTTCATTTTCCTGCGTGTGCCGCTGCCGCCTTGCCTTTTTCTTTTTGGCGTGGTACAATGAGGTTTCGATTTCAAATTGTGGCTTCTGAATATCACAAAGGCAGAATACGGGTCGTTTACGATCCTGAAGCTGGGCAACTCACACCCAACTTCAACACTCACTATATCACAATTCACGATATTGCAAGTGAGAAAGACTTCACAGTTGATGTGGGTTGGGCACAAGAGTATTCTTGGGCACCGACTCTCTTACCTGGGACCGACACTTTTGTCACTGATAATTCAACAGTGGTGTCTGGTCTCGACGGGAACGGAGTTTTGAGTGTACATGTTTTGAATGCACTAACTATTCCTGGTGCAACTGTTGCGAATATTCAAGTCAATGTATTTGTATCTATGTTAGACGACTTTGAAGTAGCACAGCCATCAGACACAGTGTCTCTTGTACATTTCCGTCCTGATGTCTCCAACACTCCAGAAATGGGTGAAGAAATGGAGAACGATATGGATTGCTGTGAAGATCCAGTGAGTGACCCACCAACGATTGACAATATGGCTATGACTCAAATCGAGGATCCAGATGTGAACAAATTGTTCTTTGGAGAGATTGTAGGATCATTTCGCCAATTGTTGAAACGAGATTATCTAGCTGAGGTGACTTTATTCCCTCAGACAGCTGAAACTCAGTGGGTGCAAATTCGCCGTGGACTCTTTCCTATGTTCGGAGGAAAGTATACAGGACCGGCACCAATAACAAGTACAGCCCTGCTAACATATGGAAGCAGTGGTGACATTTTGGTGCCAGCGGCAACAACAATGCTGAACTATGTAGCAAGAATGTTTTTGGCATGGAGAGGATCAGTCCGATGGACTTTTGATACTTCACCACTACATGTTCAGGGAGGAGCGGGAGAACGATACAGTTCCGTTTCTTATCATATGTCAAGAATACCTTTTACGGCATATACGAACACGACGGCATCAGCAGATGCATCAAACAATAACGCTGTTCAAGTTGGTTATTTGAACAGGGAGACTCGACCAACTGCATATGGAATGCACATAGGTAATACCAATGTGAATCCGTTGCAAAGTGTCGAGGTTCCTTATTATTCGCGTAACAGATTCGACTTCACATTGTTGCAAGAAGATTTTACAACCAACGTGACCAAACCAAGTTTTGAGTTTGCAACTCTGGTACCGGCCAACACCACAGCAGAAGAGGAGATTTTCATCAGGTCTTACTGTTCTGCGGGAGAAGATATGAACTTTTTCTTCTTCAACGGGCTTCAGCCCTTTTATTTTTACCAAATTTTTACGCGCGACAACACGCCGTAAAGCCCCTCCTACCGAAATGAGGTTAAAAGACGGGAATTCACTTAAGAACGAGTGGATTTGCTACAACTCTGTAGGGATCTCTATAGCGTGGATAACTTTTCGAGACACCACCGAATAGAGTCAAAATCCTGAGAGAGTTGTAGCCGATGAGGTTAAGTCGAGAGACAGAAAGAACCAGGTTAAGTAACAGGTTTTCAGTTTCTCAAAAGACATCAGGTTTTCTTTGCCGAAAGCGTTGTCTACCGCGACTTCAATGCGTTATCACGGATATGATATAAATATATGACCCAGAACGGAAGGGGGGAGCGCCTTCCACGGGGCTAGCTATAGGCTAGTCTCGTTCGACGAATTAGTTGCTAATGA